ATCTCCCGTTTTGTTGTAAACATATGAAGAGGTAGTATTATGGAAAATTTGAAAATCTCCTGCACCATCTTGTGGCCCTCCTAATTTAATTTCAGCGTTATCAGGTAGTTTTAAATGACCATCGGCGTTTATACGCAGTTTTTCTTGAGATGAACTTCCACTCTTGAATATAAATGCTCCATTAGTTCCATAAGCATTGAGGTTTAATACATCATCTGCAACCCAAATATCTGCATTTATATCATTAGGACTATTAGTATCTGATAATTGAAGAGCACCTGCTGATGTGATGCGAAGTTTTCCTCTTGAAGTACCGCTTGTTGTAGTTTCAAAAACTAGATGACCAGATTGACCAACATCATCAGCTTCGACACCTATTTTCCCTAGTTCTACAGTACCTCTTTTAAAAGCCATAAAGACTTTTTCTTCATCTCCAAAAGATGTACCAGTAAGAGAAAGTAAAGTTGCTTCAGTTGTAATAGCTTGACTTAGTGAAAGCAATTCAGTAGGGGAAGATGTCCCTATACCTATATTCCCGTCATAATTTATTCTGAATTTTTCATCTGCAACAATATCTAATGAACCAGTGTCAGCGCCATCAATAGAAAAAGTTAAACTTCCTCTTCCGTATGGTCCTTCATCAACATGAGAAATTGCTGATTTCTTTCGATTATTAAGGAATAAACCTTCTGCAACTGTTGAGTTGTCAGAACTAAACTCCAAATTTAATAAATCAGTAGGCGAAGCTGTCCCTATACCTATTCGATCATTACCAGCATCGACATAAAATAGATTTGCGTCTGTATCGCCTTCAATTCTAAAATCAACATCAGCACCGCTTTCATTAAAGACAGTTGCAGTACCTAATTCAAGCCGTTCCGTTCCACCTGTTGAAATATTAAATTTATCGGCAGCACTTGACCATATTCCTGTATTTAAATCATCTCTAAAAGCTAGCCCTGGTGTAGCTTCTGCCCCGTCCTCCATTGTCAAAGTTCCGTCTAATTGTAATAACTCAATCCAACCATCATTAGCAGCGTTTCTTATCTTTAATATATTATTTGTCGTATCAGCCCACATCTGATAAGCGTATTTAGTCGATGGTTCGCTTGATGACGAGTTATTAGAGACAATCGCTTGCAGGACATTATTAATATCAGCTCTTACTAAAGCACCTGTGGCGTTGCTTATCACATAGTCGTGTGTTGCCATTTGTCTACCGTTTACTTACGCAAGAATAACAATAGTCTAAACCCCTTTGCCATAACCTACAGCAGACCAGGTGAAATTTCTATTAACTGCTGCACTTCCATTCTTTATTGTAAAAGTAAAATTGCTTCCTGTTACTGTTCCCATATCTATCCAATCACCTTCTTGTGCGTTCATAATCGTAACGCCAACTGAAGGTAGATTTGAATTAGCACCACCTAATGCAGCAGTTCCCGTAAAGAATGATTTGCCAAACGTGACTGTTTTAGCAGCAGCACCAGAAGCTATTTGAGCTGGTGCATGTTCTGTTCTTGATTGTAGTTGTGCCTTATAACCTAATTGCTTAATTAAAATATTATGGTCTGGGTTTTCACTAATTAGATTTAACTTAAATTGGAATCCTCTTCCTTTAACAGTTCCTCCTAATAATTCATTCCAATCACCCCAAGACGCAGAACCACTAGCAGGATCATCATTTGTAGCTCTTACATAAGGTCTTGCATTGACCTCTGTTGCTGTACCAGATGAACCATCAAAATCTGTCCATGTATCCATATTTCCACCACGACCATCAAAATCATCTGCTGGAAAATACCCTTGAGTAACAAGATGTCTAGAAAGATCAACTGAATAAACAGCTCCCATGTCTAGTTTTGCAGCGAACTCATAGCTACCAGAAGGATCAACCCCACCTGTAATATCGAAATCTGATAACGCATCAACATCTGACACAGTATCAAAAAGGCTTGAACCTGTAGCTGTTAAACCACCAAGATCAGAATCGTAATAGCAATCTGTCTTAGCACCTGCAAATGGTGTCGCATCTGTGTCTTCTCTATCGGTATAAACAGCAAATGTTTCTAATGTCTCTGGTAAGTCAATAATGACACTTGTAGCAGGTCCAATTCTGCTTCCACTGTCTCTGTAAGCAATAAAAACCTCTCCCTCAATCAATGGGATTAATTGTTCATTCGTTGTACCAGACAAAGCCCAGATGGTATTTGCATCACTCCAGTTAGCACTTCCATCTGTCAAACTTGAATATCTAAGGATTACATTTCCACCAAGTAAAACATCCAATTCTTCAGTCTTATCCCAAATAATCCTCGCAAGTTTGTGATCTATAGCTTCCCAAGTTAAATTTGTTGGTGCAACAGGAAGTGCCGTTTTGCCAGCAGCATTAAAAATCTTATAAGACTTTGCACTTGTACGTGTTCTCGCTGAATTGATTGAAGTTATATGAAATTCATATTTACCAGCTCTACCATCGAAAATTTCATAGTCTGTTCTTCCGGCTACTAGCGTAGACCTCCAGTTTTCTTTTCCTATCTTCCATTGTAAAAAATATTCATTAACCCCTTGTACTGATTGCCAACTAATTGTAATTTTTACTTTTGCTTGCCTATTATTTTCGTAGATTTCCTCATTAATTTGAATATCTTGAGGTGGATTTGGAGGGTCATTTAATATTGTTGTTGATCTTGTTGGTAATGCTGCACCTGTTTCAATCGTTGCATATTTTCCTGAATGATAAGGAACAGCAGAAATAGAATAATTAGCACCAGATTCACTCACACTTACGACACGCCATTGAGTTGCTAAAACATCTGTTTCCTCTAATACCCAAACGCTATTAACAGGAGGAGCTGCAACATTTCCATTTGCTAATTTAAAATCAGTTTCAGCCGTTATTTCTTTACTGCCTGTACTAATACTTTTAACAATACGATTACAAATACTTCCATCAGACATCACGACATGAATACGTGGAGGATTCGCAGAACCACTTAAAACATTTGAAAGTCCTGTTACATCATCAACTTTAAATTTACTATTTGGTGAACTTCCATCGTTTGCATTAATACGACCACCTTTTCTTGTACCACTTTTTACAGGATCAGCAATTTGTATGACCATGCCAGGTCTCACAAGTTGACCTTCTGAAATTCCAGTAGAGAACGAAACAACTTCAGTAGATTTCTGTTCTTCAAATAACATCCATCGACCTAAACGATTAGCTTGGCCTCTAGAAGTTGTTGCAAAAGCTTTTACAGTTTTAACAACTGTTCCATACTTGGTTTTTAACGATGTATCAATAAAATCAGAATCAACTTCTTCATAATCAACTTCTCTCGTTTCATTATTAAAATAGGCAACTCTTAAAACAGTATTTCTAACTTTTGTACTTGATCCTGAATAGTTAAAACCAGGCTCAGAAACGTTAGCAAGAGTAAACAAATAACTTGAGGTGTCTCCACTAGGAGAAGATGAAGAATCAGCTTGTGTAATATCAACAGGACTGTCTTGTGTTAAGACAACAGAACCAGCAGACCAATACAAAGAAGCTCTCATTACAGAGCAAAGCTGATTAATTAATTTAAATGCTTCCTGTTGATTCTGTATTAATACATTGCAGCTAAATCTAGGCTCTGTGCCAACACCTGTTTCATCAGTTACTCGTTCATTACAATATTTAGAAGCCGTATAAAAAGCTGCTTTATCTAATTGACTTTCTGTTAATGAACAGCCATATCTAGTATTCGTGAGTACATCCCATAAGATCCAACAAGGGTCTGATGTCCAAAATTTATCAGTCTTAAATGATAAATTCCAATCTCCTGAATATTCAATAGAACCATCAGAAATAACAGTCGCATTGCTTGGTATTTTTACTTTTGTACCTCTTAAACGAAAGCTTCTATTTGGGATAGAAGGAAATATTTCAGCATCAAAGATTAATGCTCCATAAGCCGTATTCGGATAACTTAAAATATTGCCATCGCTATCAACATGAGGTTTTAATTCAGAATAAGAACTCCAGATAGTTTTATTCCTCAACTTATTTTCATCATCTGAATTATCAGTTAAACGAATAACATTTAAAGAAAGAGGGAATTTATTAGCAGCAACACTACCTAGTGTAATTTCAAAATCTTTATAATATGCACTAGCAGTTTTTCCTTCTGTATCAAATTCAAAAGCGCTACCGACTTGTGCTCCAGTCGTGTCTTTAACTTCTATTTTTATTGAGACTGTTACACCATCAATATTTCCATCATCTTGATAAGATTGCATTGCAGGGAACGCAATTGTCACTCTTAATCCAGTAACAGCCGTATCAGTAATACTTCGTGTGAGACCTGTATTACTTGGAGATCCTTTTGTAAGTTCAGAACCTACGGAAACGGTACTAGCTACAGTAGTAACGAAATCAATACCTGTTTGAGAAGAAGCACCATAACGTGCATCAAAACTTACATTTTGAAAGTTATAGTCTGTTTCCTGTAACGCATTAATTTGATTGGTATTTGCTGTTGAAGCAGAAGATTTTAAGACCGATGTTTTATTTAAGTAGACATCTTTTAAAGCAGCAATATTGTACTCATCTGATCCTTTAATAGCACCAGAAGCAACAGCAGACGGGAAACCTTCTATTTCACCCTCTCCCCAAATATCAAGGACAGTGGCAAATTGTTTACTACTTAAAGCCTCAGCAGGTAAATCGGGATTATTTAAAATCCCCATTGCAATAAAGTTTTCTTCAGAAAAACCACCAGCAGGATCAAAGCCCATTATGTAGCATCTCCTTTAATTTGATAGGTGTCTATATCTAAGGAACCAACGATAGAACCACAAAAAACCTCACCATAGATAAGAGGTATTGCTACACCACTACGACTGACATTTTGTATTCCACTAAATGAAAAGTTAGAGGTTGGATCATTATCGTTTAATGGTGTCATCTCTGGCATCTCTAGTGGATCTGTGAGCATTTGACTCACACCACCAATAGCAAGACTAGCCCCGATACCTGTAGCGATAGCCGCAGTAGAAAACCCTGCAACCACAGGGAATAATGCTGGTGCAAGCATTGGAGCCACAATTAAAGCAGCTCCACCAATAACTTTACCAATCCCTGAACTAAAGAAATCTCCAATGGAATCAAGCAAACCTGTTCCATAGACCAGTGGAATGATTTTGATTTCTTGTTTTCCTACTGGATCATTTAATTCGTTCTCATCAATTTCATAATCACCAACAATGATTTTATAAAATTTATCTTTTATATGATCATTAAATCCCTTTCGGTTGATTCTAAAAAAACTAATCGCCTCCGATGCTGTAGCTATTTCAGCCTTAAATACCTTCTGTCCACCTAAAAACTTCCGTAATGAACCATAAACCTTGATCGTTTTGAGCATAATCTCACCCCTACATAACACCAATATAAGTAATCACGAGGTAGACGTCGGAGAAAAGTTATACCAATCTCCTCTAGTTGGTGAACAGATATAAAAATCAAGTCCTAAATCATTACAACTTTTTAAATCTGTATCACTAGGTTTTATGTCTCCTTCTGGGTGACTATGGACCACAGCGATTAATTCATCTCCTGAATCTTCAATTTCAGCCCACTGCAAAGGATTGATAACAAAGCTTAACTCAGGTTTAGAAGAAATATTTTCACAGCATTTATATTGCATCTTTCCATCAACTTTGATCACTAATCCACAAGATTCATTTGGTAAACAATCTTTAGCATGTTGCAAAGCGTCATTCTTCCAAGTCATACAACGTAACTACCAACACCAGGAAATTCAGATCTTGTAATTTGACGTTTAGGGATTCTTAAACCTTGCATGTCAAAAATACTTGCTAATTCATATTGAACAGCATCTCTATTTTCAGAGATTTTTTTAATGATGTAAAAAATCTCATCAGGTAATTTAGCGGAAGTATCAGGAGTACCAAAAGGATTCGAGCCACCACTAAAATTTGCAGCATCAATGTATCTTGCAAGTGTTCTAATCCTTGTAACTTTGGCTCCACATAAATCATTACCAGCCGTAGTCAGGTTCACTGCTGCCATATAAGTGGTAATAGTTCCAAAAATATTACTCATTGTTATTGTCGGTCTAGGTATTGAACCAGAACCAGTTTTAAAAACAAAACCTTCTGCCTGTAATGGATAACGAAGATAACTATTACCAGCCCAAACAAGCTCGCCATTTGAGTTAGTATTCGAGCCGTCATGGAATCTATAAATCGTTGTAGCTCCATGAAGAGCAGAATCTAATTGCAGTTCAAATAGTTCAATAACAGAACTAGGATCAATTTTTTGAAGTTCAGAGGTAGGTATTGCCATTAAGGTTCAAAGACTTGCTCGAAAGTAGTTCTAATATTATTTTTGTTGAAATTAGGCATATCAAGATTCCATTCACGGCAAATGTATTTACCTGCACTACCTCTAGGTGGAGTCCAATCAAAGTTTTCTGTACCTTTCCTTGCTTCTAAGAAAGCAATAATATTATCTCGTTCTGTATTGGTTCTATTCTCAAAAACAAGTCTCCAATTTTTAGGATCACGCTGTAAACCAAATTGGACTCTTTGTTGGTAGCCGTCACCGTAATTGGTTGTACGGACAGAAGGTTTACTTCGCTCGGTAGCAGTAAAACTAGGGGTGTATGAAAAAGTAGCCATAACTAAGGATTAAGAAGACCACCAGGTCTTTTTTGTTCGATAAGTTGAGATTGAACAGCAACAGCAATCAATTGACCGAGTGCTCTACTATCTTGTTCGTTACCTTGAACTTCTGAACCAGAAGCATCGACATTAACAATAACTGAAGTATTACCACCACCTTCTACACCTAAACGACCACCTTTACCACGACGTAATGGGAGTATTGCCTCCGGCCCTGCTTCTCCCATCAAACCAACTCCCTTCGCAAATGGGAAGACAGTCGGTTTATCTACAATTCCACCACGTGCAAACTTTTGTATTCCGTTTTGTGCAAAAACATTACCTTTAGCACTAGGTATAAAATTAAAGCCAGCAAGGATAGGTTTAAGGATTTGTTGTCTAATAACAATTCGAGCCATATCAGCCAAAATTGAACGAGCAAGATCTTTAAAAGCTAGTTTTCCTGTTGTAACAAAATTCACCAATTGATCTTCTAAACCTTGAAGAGCGTTGCCAACTGCATCTTTCATTTCTTTAGCAACATCACCTAACCCATTTACATATTCCTGAACACCGTCTTTGACTCCTCCCCATGCTTTTTGCATCTGCGATAATTTTGTTTTAGTTGTATCAGCTACTTTATTAGTTGAATCATCTAAAGAATCTACTGTTTCAGTTACACCGCCAATTATTGTATTTAATGCCTTGAAATCTTCTTTAGCTTGATCTGCTGTATCTTTAAGACCTTCTTTAGCTATTTCTAATGCTTTTTTAAAATTACCCGAAGCTAATTCACCAGAAATCCTAACAAGATCCACAAAAGATCTTGTTAAAAATCTTACAGATGCAAATGTCGCAAATGCAGCAGCACCGACAGTTTTAAGTGTTCCTTCTAATATCATAAGAGCATCTTCTGATTCAATAATTTGATTGATCATTGATGAGAATGATTCTTGAAATGCTGCTCCAATAGGTGTAATAGTTTTACCGACAATATCTTTTAATTCACTCATAGCAGTCGCTAGTCTATCTCCTGCTGCTTCTGGCCCTTTAGCAAGTATCTCAGCGTTTTTACCATATTTTTTAAATAGAGTATCTGAGAATTTCATAAAGTCGTCTAATGTCACCTTGCCCTGCTCTAACGCCTTGTCTAACTCGGCAGGAGTCTTATCCATTGAATCAGCAAAGATAGTAAATGCACCAGGTAGACGTTCACCTAATTGTTGTCTCAATTCTTCCGCAGATACCTTGCCCTTACTGAAGACCTGAGAAACCGCAGTCATCGCCGATTTCATATCTTCTAAGCTTCCACCAGTACCCCTAATACCGGAAGCAATTGATAAAAATACTTTTTGAGCGTCTTCTGTACTCTTACCAGCACCTTTAACGGAAGCGGTTAAGGCTGTAAATTGTCTTACAATTATGTCTTGTGGAATAGCTAATTCTCTACTTGTATTTTGAAGGAAAGTTTGAGCTTTATTGTATTTAACTGTATCTGCAATGACTAATCTAAGTGCTTTCCTTTGTAGTGCTAAAGCTGCGCTGTATTCAGCAGTAGAAGAAATAGCTGTTCTTACTTGTTTTACCTGCGCTCCAATCGCACCACCAACCAAAGCACCTTCAGGGCCACCAATAATTCCACCAATACCTGCGCCTAATGCACCTTCAGGACCACCAAAGACACCAGCACCCGCAACGGCTCCTAATGTTTTTGCAGTACGACCAAAGCGATTTCCAGCACCTTTACCGCTAGAGCCTGATTTCGCTAATGCTGCCTCTGCTCTATTTATATCTCTAGTAAGAAGTTGATATCTTTTGCTTGTTAATGCAACATTCGCTCTTAAATCTTTTAGGACACTAATTGATGTTCTTAATTCGTTTTCTGTCCTATCAGTTGCATTACCTAACTTTAAAGCTGCTGATCTTAACTTATTTATGTCTAATGCTGCGGGCTTTGCGACGCTGCCAAGCTGTCGCATTGAATTTTTTAGTTTTTCAACTTCCTGCATCCCAGAAACGGATGCTCTAATCTTCGCTCGTAGTTCGTCAGCCATATGTCTACTCCTTCTCGTTAAGTAGCTTTAATGCAGAAGCTTCCATAATTTGAATACCTTCTAGCATTGCTACATGATCTTTTACTGAGTATAAACGGCAAAGCCACTCAAGCACCTCATATTTAATACCAATAAATCCTCCCATTGTTGTATTCCACTGTGTTTGTAGTCTTAAAAACATCATAACTACTTCCCAGTTGTCTTCCCATACTTCAAATGCAGGTTCCTCTTTCTGTTTAGGCATTGAAATACCTAATACAGCAGCATCATCATAAGTATCATCCTGGCTGCCTCCGTTGACCCAATACTCAGCAGCCTCTTTTAGTTTTTTGCCTTTGCGCCCTCTAATGATTCAAGCAATGCCGTAATAACAGCTTTTGCCCAGTAGGGATCATCAATAAATTCAGCTTTATTCTTTTTATTACATGGAATGATTGAACCATCCTCTTCTTCTATTCCTTCCCAATCAAGTAAACAAGCATCAATTAAATCAGCGTCACCTGCATCGGCAAGTTCATTAATTGTTGAACGTTTTAAACGGTTAAAAACAGCATCAAACGTTTCAATATCAAATTTACCTGCTGAATCAGGCGATGGAGACTCAACTTTTACAGGCCACTTATAGGAAGCGACCTTTTTACGAACAAAAGCCATGCGGTGTTATAGCTACTACGCAACAATAACGCTAAAACTAACAGAAAGTAAGCTTTACCTCATCGTTTCCTGTTGCGCTAGGAGTTGGTACAAATGGAAGATTTAACATCTGGATTCCTTGGTCATCAGAATATGTTG